TGCCGAGTAATACCCCGTTGTGGCCGGAGTATTGGAATCTTGACGAGTTGGAAAAGGTCAAGATGTCGATTGGTTTGAAGAAGTGGAATGCGCAGTGGCAGCAGCAGCCGACCAATGATGACGGGGCGATTTTAAAGCGTGAGTGGTGGCGCAAGTGGAAACATGACGAGCCGCCGTCCTGTGAGTATGTTTTGCAGACATTGGACACTGCCTATAGCAAGAAGGAGACGGCTGACTTTTCTGTGATCGCGACGTGGGGCGTGTTCTATCCAAGTGCTGATGGCGGTCCTGCATTAATTCTCCTGTCGGTGCAGAAGGGGCGGTGGGATTTCCCGGAGTTGAAACGTATAGCGCGGTCCGAGTACCAGTATTGGCAGCCTGACAATGTGCTGATTGAGGCGAAGGCAACGGGTACCCCGTTACAGCAGGAATTGCGGAAGATGGGGATACCGGTGACGATGTACAGCCCGGGCGGGAGAAGGACGGGGCAGGATAAGGTAAGTCGTGCAAACGCGGTGGCTCCGATCTTGGAGAGTGGGATGGTGTGGTATCCGGAGGGCGAGGAGTTTGCGCAGGACTTGGTGGAGGAGTGCGCGGCGTTTCCGAACGGGACGAATGACGATCAGGTGGATGTGACGGTGATGGCCTTGATGCGATTTAGGCAAGGCAACTTTGTCAAGTTGGATGATGACGATGAGTCGGAGCGGGAGCCTAACACGCAGCCAGTTGAGTATTATTGACAAAACTGGTACTTTAGGGCGACTGTTTGCAGGGGAAAAGCATGGCCGAAGAGACCGTTAGTCAGGCGCAGATTAAACAGATGATACGGGATGCTGCGACTGCGCGGGGGATTGATCCTGCGTTGGCGCTACGTATTGCGGAGAAGGAAAGTAATTTCAAGCCGGATGCAATTCCTCCTCTGTGGAAGTCGGGTCCGAAGAAGGGGCTGCCGATGTCCTCGGCGTATGGCGTGTTTCAGGTGACTGACGATACGTGGAAGGATCACGGCGGCGACCCAGAAAAGCGCAAAGATTTGAATGAGAACATTCGGGTTGGCTTGAATGTTATTGTGGCGAACAAGCGTAAGTTCTTAAAGGATTTTAAACGCGAGCCACGGCCCGAGGAGCTTTACACGATGCATGTGTTTGGCGCATCGGGTGGTCCGAAGCTGTTGAAGTCGGACCCTTCAACACCGCTGACGGAGTTGTTTTCGCGAAAGACGTTGAGGTCTAACCCCAGCTTTGGGAAGATGAATGTCGGGGAGTTTATTGCGGCGATGCAGAAGAAGATGGGGCCGGTAGGCGCTCCTTTTTCTAGGCCGCGAGCATTTAAGGAGCAGAAGTCGGGTACGGTACCGATGCCTGCTGCCCCGAGGGAAGTTATCAAGCCGCAGCCCAGTCCTGTTGTGCCAATCTCAGAAACAACGGATCGCATTCCTCCTGTACGTGAGCGGATGCCGATGTTGGCAGGAGAGGGCACGGAAGAGCCACAGGCGATGTTGTCGAAGGATGTGTTGGAGAAGATGGGCCCCAACTATCAGGCAGCGTTAGCGGCGATGGCGCTGGCGGATACGCGGGAAGATGACGATGATGAGGATTCGTTAGCGTCGCAGTATCGTGAGCAGCAGGCCGCGAAGCAGTCGGACGATATCTTTGAAATGCCGCAGCGCTTTGCTGGGTTGGAGTTAGGGTATCAGTCCCCGTTCTTCGAGGAACAGCAACAGCCGTTGATGATGGCCAAGGGCGGGTTTGTTGATCCGTTTGGCGTGCCAGATAGTGGGCCAGTCACGGCAGATACTCGCAAAGCGCTGACCACGGGCCAAGGCTTTAGTGCAGCGGAGATGATGCGCATGCTTGGCAAAGTAGGTGGAGAGGCGGCGAGTAATTTTGAGTCTTTGGTTCGTGGCAGAGCAGCTTCAATCCCCGGAGTAGTGGGGGATATTGAGTCCATATTCAGAAGCGATAAGGATCGCAAGTTTGCTACTACTAAAGAGATTGGGCAGCAGTATCTACCCCCTTTTATTACCCCGACCAAGGAAGCTGAAGGGTTTTTTGAGTTGGGCACCTATGGTCTTGACCCAACGGTTGTTGCGCTAAAGGCGACAAAACCGGTTGCAAAGGCAGCAGCACCAACAGCAGCAGAGATGATGATGAGGATGGCTCCTGCTGCAAAGCCGATGTATATGGCGGAGGACGCGGCGAAGCAAACAATTTCTCCAGTAGGATTTACCTCGCGCCTAGAGGATTTTATTTCTCAGCAAAAAGGACCGGTGACCAAGCAACAGTTCTTGGGGACGTTACGCGGTAAGTTTAGAGACTACGATATTGCTCGTGTAGAAAAGGCGTTGTCTGATTTTGAGGGGCAGAAATTAAAACCTGACGTTATTTTGGATCGGTTAGAAACAACTTTCCCTGTAAAAACATTACAGCGTAATTTGTTTGAACCGACCATGCTACCTAACCAGCGGGAGCTTCGCCCAGACTATGACAACGTCTACAGGGGCCAACCTATGGGCATTCTCACCCTGAATCTTCCAACATCGGAAGCGATGATTGCAGCAAAAAATAGAAGTGATGCTTTGCAAGAAGGGCTAGTGCGTTTAAGAGCAGGGCAGATTAGTAAAAATCCGCAATTAATGGACATACTTGATGAATTTGCCTATGAGACAGGTGGGGTTCAAGCTAGGCATCAACTACAAAAAGCGATGGATGCGGGCATAAAGCTTGAGAATATTTACACCACCGCCGATAAATACGAAAAAATATATTCAAACCCGTCTGGCGTGAATCGAGACCTGTGGACGAAGACGTTTCAGAAAGAAATGGAGAGACGCGGGCTTGATCCAGCTAAGACACTAGACGCAAAAACAACAAGAGAGTTGATCAACTTGTCCAATGAAGCGGTTTGGAAAAAAGCGGACGTTGAGTTAGAGCGGATGAATATTGTTCCGCCCGAACGAATCCCTATTGGAAAGAATATAGCTTCTGGCATAGATGAAGAGCGGTTTAAAGTAGGGGTGTCTCAGGTTGCTCGCCAGTTCAATACACAGGCGAAATACCAACAGTCAGAACTTCTCCAAAACATAAGCCCTGCATTCCAACAGAAATTAGATAATTTTTCTCTTCAAAATCAGTTATACAGGGGCGCACACCCAGATATAACGCAAAAGGTTAATCAGCCAGTTGCGTTAAGTCGGTTTACTGACCACGTAGTGGACATCCCTGACATAGGTAAGACAAAAGTTATGTATGTCAACGAACTCCAGTCCGATCTGTTTAATGATATTTGGAGAGTAGGGGCTAAGAGTGGAAACAAATATATGGACCTCCAAAATTCAAAGAAGATATATGACGAAGGTCTAAGTCTTGCCATGAAAAAAGGCGGTGAAGATGAGGGCGTCGCGTTGTTTAGAGACCTAGTGAAATACAAAAAGGACGCTCGATTTGAAACGGCAAGAGAAAAGGCGGCTGCGCTAGAAAAAATAAAACAGGCTTACGGAGATGAAATGGCTCCGCTTATTAAAGAGCTTTTGCCCATAGCAGATAAGCATGTAAAACTAGATACACGCGCAACAGAAGGCACTTACAATATGCCAGAGGCTTTTGCCAACATGGAGAATTCTCCACAAGTTGTGCAACAGTTGATGATAAAAAATGTTGTCGGCTCTGCGATTGATCGAGGAGTAAATGCGGTTGCCTTCCCCGGGGCAGAATCTTTCCAGCCACAGCTTTATGAAAAACTTCAGGGCAACTTGAAGCAAGTAGTAAAAGACCTTGGTCCGGGATTCGATATTCGTCAAATCACGCTAACAAACAAAGCTGGCGAAAACTTTTCCCACTGGGGCCTTGTCTGGGGCAAGGAAGCAGCGGATCGTTTGAAGTCGAAGGGCATCCCCTTTAAGAAAGGCGGCTTAGTTGAGAAATCAGACTACGACAACCGCAAATACATTTAAGGAACTGTTATGCCAGTAGAACGCGTACAAAACCTGCCACAGGGCTCAGTGGATGTCGAAGTGGAGATGGAAGGTCTCCCAGAGATTGAGATTGAGTTCGATGAAGAGGGCGGTGTCACCGTCAATCTTGGCGAAGAGGAAGATGCGGAAGTACCGTTTGACGCGAACCTCGCAGAGGTTTTGCCAGAAGAGGTACTGAGTAGCTTGTCGCAAGACTTGATGATGCTGTTCGAGGCGGACAAGTCTTCGCGTGACGAGTGGGAAAAGCAATACGCCAAAGGTTTGGAGCTGCTTGGCTTCTCGATGGAGGAGCGCACTAAGCCGTTCAAGGGCGCGTGTGGCGTGTACCACCCACTCTTGTCCGAGGCGATTGTGCAATTCCAAGCGCAGGCATTGAAGGAGTTGATGCCGCCTGATGGCCCAGTGAGAACGCAAGTCTTGGGCAAAGAGACGCGCGAAAAGATCATGCAGGCGCAGCGTGTGAAGGAGTTCATGAACTACCAGATCACGACCAAGATGCCGGAGTACACACCTGACTTTGATCAGATGCTGTTCTA